GGTATATCTTCTGCTCCTTCATAAATAAACTTATACTAGTAAAGTAGATAAATGGCGCAACCAAGCACACGTGGAGAATTAATAGATTACTGTAAGAGGCAGTTAGGTGCTCCTGTGCTCGAAATTAATGTTGCAGACGAGCAAATAGAAGATATTATAGATGATGCAGTCCAGTTCTTTCAAGAAAGGCATTTTGATGGTGTTTATCAAACTTATTTAAAATACAAAATAACTCAAGAAGATATTGATAGAGGAAAGGCTACAGGTGGAGCAGGTATAACAACCACAACAGTAGATACAACAGTTGGGGTTACTACTAGTTTTAGTTACACTGAAAATAGTAATTATCTTCCTATTCCTCCAGAAGTTTTAGGAGTCACTAAAATCTTCCATTTTGATGGAAGTAATACTATCACTAATAATATGTTTAGTGTAAAGTATCAGTTATTCTTGAATGATATTTATTATTGGGGTTCTACTGAACTTCTTTCATATGCAATGGTAAAGACCTTTTTGGAGGATATTAATTTCTTACTTACGACAGAAAAGCAAATAAGATTTAATAAGAGACAAGATAGATTATATTTGGATCTTGATTTTGGTAGTTTATCAGTAGGAGATTATCTAGTTATAGATTGTTTTACTTTATTAGATCCTTCTTCTTATCCTAGAGTATGGAATGATTCATTCATAAAACCTTATGCTACTGCTCTCATTAAGAGGCAGTGGGGACAAAATATGTCCAAATTCCAAGGAGTCAAACTTCCAGGTGGAATAGAGTTGAATGGTATAGAAATGTATGAACAAGCAGAAAAGGAATTAGAAAGAATTAGAGAAATGATGTCTAATACTTATGAAATACCACCTCTTGATATGATAGGCTAATGGCATTAAATCCTTATTTCCTACAAGGGTCTTCTACAGAGCAGAATCTAGTCCAAAGCTTAATCAATGAACAGATTAAGATGTATGGGGTGGATGTCTATTATATCCCTAGAAGATACATGACTAAGACTACTGTAATACAGGAAGTCATAGAGTCTAAGTTTGAAGAAGCAATTCCTTTAGAGGCATATGTAGATACATTTGATGGATATGAGGGACAAGGTTCTCTTCTATCTAAGTTTGGTGTTCAGGCACTTGATGACCTAACTCTTGTAATATCAAGAGATAGGTTTGAGAATTATATTACGCCACTTATTAAGAATATACCAAATATAGAATTAGCAACTAGACCTAAGGAAGGAGACTTAATATATTTCCCTCTTGGAGATAGGTTATTTGAAATTAAATTTGTAGAGCATGAGAAACCATTCTATCAATTAAAAGAGAGATATGTTTATGAGCTCAGATGTGAGCTTTACAGATATGAGGATTCTGTTGTTGATACAGGAGTGGGTGATATTGATGATAATCTAGAGAAGGCAGGTTACATTGAAACACTTACTTTAGTCTCTTCTGGAACTACAGCAGTTCTTACAACTGGTATTGTAGATGGTGCATTATCCAGTGTTACTATTACCAATACTGGAAATGAATACACCAGTCTTCCAAGGGTTGCTATTTCTTCTGCTCCTTCTGCTGGATTAACTGCTGTAGGTATAGCATCTATGAGAGATGATATAGTAGATTATGATGGTGAGAAATCCTTTAGGATACGTAGAATTGATCTTATTAATCCAGGTTATGGATATACTATAGGTCAAGAACCAGAGATATACACAGTTGGTGGTGGAGGTGCAGGATTTGCTGCTACTGCCACTGTATCTGATGGATCTATTGGAATAGTCACAATTACTTCTGGAGGTACTGGATACTCTACAGTTCCATTAATATCCTTTACAGCAGCACCTGAGGGGGGTACAACAGCATCTGCTGTGGCATACATAGACAGTGTGGGTATTGTTACTCAGATTGGTATTACTGATGCTGGATCTGGATACACCACTCCTCCAACTATTACAGTCACTGCACCTTATATGGGTGGTTCTGGTAACTATGTCTTTAATGAGGTAGTAACTGGTGCTGCAAGTAGTTCTACTGGTAGGGTTAAGTCTTGGGATGCTTCTACTATGGAACTCAAAATTTCTATTATCAGTGGTGCATTTAATGATGGTGAGGTTATCACAGGCAGCACATCTGGTGCTGAGTATGAGTATCAGAAGGTTTCTGAGTCCAACACAGATGATGGATTTGCTGAAAATACTTCAATTGAGAGTGAAGCAGATGATATTATAGACTTTACAGAGACTAACCC